TTCCCGCCGAGCGTGAGCGTCTCCCAGCCGAAGTGCTCGCCGAGCATGAACTCGTGCAGGTCGTCCTTCTGCCAGCCTGCCAGCGCCTCCCCGCCACCCTCGAGGATGGACGGGTAGACGACGCCCCAGAGGAAGGCGTTCTGCATGTCCGAGCGCCGGGGCTTGAACTCCTCCAGCGTGACCTTCCAGGACTTGCCGGGGTCTAGCCACCGCACCATGACCGAGATCGCCGAAGCGATCTGGTCAGGCGTGGTGCCTTTGGGGAAGATGCGGTTCATCTACGCTCCCGCCTCAGAACGGGATATCGTCGTCGATGAACTCCTCGGGCTTCTGCTCCGCGAGGGTCTTCGGGCGCTCGTGCTGCTGCTGCTTAGGCTTGAACTTGAGCCTCATGTAGGTCTTTCCGGCCTTGCTCTTTTGCAAATAGCCATCGACAAAGTGCAGCACCCCGTTAATGTCGGCCTCGCCGCTATAGTCGGAGTCCTTCATAACCCATTCGGTGCCGTCAGGGTTTTTCATGGCTCGATCTGGGCGCTTCTCTTCGTTCTTGAAGAGTGCTCCCTTATTCGTGTTGTCGTACTCAGGCATAGTCATCACTCCTGGTTGATGGAAACGGGGCGACCGACGAGACGGTGTCTCTCGTCGCCGAAAGCCTCGGCTGCGTCGAGCGCGGCCTGTGCGTGGTTGATGTCGAGGTAGGGGTTCGGCTTGTGGCCGACGTGCTCCAGAACGTGCGCCGGTACGTCCTCCCACCCGCCCCAGCCCTCGCGCTGGATGAAGTACCCGGTGACGAGGGTCACAGGCGCACCGTCTGCAAGTGCTCGACCCGGTCCCGCAGCTCGGTCAGGAACCGCCCGACCTCGCCCGCGATCTCGGCGATGACGCCCTCGTCTCGCGGGACCCGGATGACGAGCAGGCGCAGATGCTCCGGGAGCCGTGGGTCGAAGGCCACGAAGTCGCACCAGTTGCGACCGGTGCAGGCCATCTGCCACTGCATCTGCAGGAGGTACTTGCGGGGGACGGAGCGGTCCTCGATGTACTCGAGCATCGTGGCCGTGTTCGGACACTTGATCTCGATGAGGCCGTCCTCGCCGACGAGCCCGTCCGGGGACGCCCCGGCCTCGAGGATGGGGTGGCGCACGAAGTCCACCTCGTCCACCAGAACGCCCTCTCGCGCCTCGTAGGCGGCTCTGGCGACGGGCTCTAGCTCGATGCCCCTGTCCATGGCGGGGCTCTTATAGCCCTCCGTGGGCTGTCCTGTGAGGCGTTCCGTCAGGAGTTCGGCCATGTACCCGCTGCGGGAGGCCGACGCGCCGGTCTTGGTCTTCGCCATGACGTCGGCTATCCGGCTGGCGGTCACGAGCCCGAGCCGCTTGGCGAACCATTCGGGGGTGCGCTGCTCCATCAGCCGAGCTCCTTCTTGCGGGCGGCGAAGATGCCGGAGGACGCCTGACGCTGCGCCTCGGTCAGCCCCTTGAACAGGGCGGTGAGGTCGGCGAGGGTCTGGCACTCGGCCACCTTCTTGGCGAGGTCGGGGTCGGGCTTGGCCTCGGGCTTGCCACGGGCCTGCGCCGCCTCGGCATCGTCGTCGATCTGGGCGAGGCCCACTATGGCGGCGAGGGCGTAGCGGCGGGCGTAGGTGATGCCCGAGCCCTGTCCCTGCGGACCGGCGTCCTTGGTCAGGATGGGCAGGTACCCGCGCATCCATTCCCCGGACGAGTGCGCGAGGGTGGTCACGAGGATGGCCCCGGTCTCGCCGATCTCGGTCGTCTGGATGACGGCGAGGTCGTTGGCGGCGAGCTGCTTGCGGCAGGCGTCCCAGCAGGACGCGAGGTCCGCGTACTTGGACTTGAAGAACGGGTTGGCGCTGTCCTTCAAGGCTCCGGTGATGTCGGCCTGCGCCTTCGAGAGGGCGGCGGCGAGGGCGGCAATGGATTCAGACTGGTTCATGCGTGTGTTCCTGTGTCAGTAGGGATAAAGCGGTGTTGCAGGCTGCGATGCGTTCCTCTTCCTCGCGCTCCTGCATCTCGAGGTCGAGCTGGTGCCACCAGGTATCGTCGTCTTCCATCACACCCACCATCGGCTGAACTTGTGGGGCTGGTAGACGCGGGCTCTCCAGGCGGGGTTCGGCAGGCGCTCACGCCGACGCCTCCACGGTGCAGGGCGGGTGAACATCCACACCACGATGGCACCGAACAACAACGTCATGCCGATGGTCACGACCGTAACGTATACGACGTCGAAGGCGCTCATGCGGCCACCTTGCGCTTCAGGTCGTGGATTACGGAGAAGGTTTGCTTCTGCATCTCGTCGAGCGCGTCTGCGGCATCCCCATCATCGTCCACGCCAAGTCGAGCGAGGTGTACTCGGAAGTCTGCGGCCCGAGCAGCCTCCATCGTGCGGGTCTCGACCAATGCTCGCCACTGGTCGCCGAAGTTGTACTCGTCTGCGATCGGCTGATTGTTCTGGATTCTGTCCCAGAACGCTGCCTGACATGCGAGTGCGAATTTATCCAAGCCGCTCATGACTGCACCTCGCGGGCCATGCGCAGGGCCATCAGCATCATGCGCTGCTGGTTGCGGGCCATCGTGACGTAAGCCGTCATCTTCGGGTTCTGGCGGGCGAAGCGCATCGCCTGATCGCGACCGGCGCGGCACTGGCCTGCGGTCATGCCCCACCGGATGGCGGGGGGCAGATGGGACGGGATGGGTCGGTATCTCATGGTCAATTCCCCTGTGTGTGTGTAATCGACGGGTGAATCCTAAACCGGCTCCGGTAGCTATGTCAACACTTGTATCCATCTTTTTTTTGCCGTATGCTTCCGGTCGTTAACAACGGAGGTCTTATGACTGTCGATGAACTTGTCAAGAAGTACGGCAACCAAAGCGCCATTGCGCGGCGGTTCGGTGTCACGCGGGCAGCGGTATCGAAGTGGGCGCGTGTTGGCGTGCCGGAGCGGTATGCGTTGCGTGAGCTTGCCGGTGAGGTTGTGGCCGAGCTCAAGGAAGAGGACCAGTCGCGCAGCACTCGGCGGCTGATTCGCAAGATCGAGGCTGGGCTGCGGCCTACGCCGGACAGCCCATGAGCCGCGCTGCGTACCATCGGACTTACTACCGGGCTCACCTGGAGAGTCGCCGAGAGATGGCGCGGGTGATGGCTCGGCGTAGACGGTGGGTGCGCGGCGTGGCGGCGGTGATCTGCGAGGCCGTGGAGGAGGCCAGAAACGACAAACCCCCTTTCGGGGGCTTGACGCGGGCGGGGGGAGGGCCCTACTCTCGGGATGCGTATCGAGGTGTCGTGACGATAGACCGGGGGAAAAGGTCTGTCAATCACCCATCTCCCAACCCCTCGACATGGGTTCAATCTGTCGGCGAAGGGCCGGTCACAAGACCGGGCCGGGCATCGCTTACCAAAGCCCGGCGGGTCTAAACACCGTGGCTATACGGGCATTTAGGCATGACCTCGCTACCTTCCGATTTAAGGGGGGTAGGGGGGTCATTCCCGGGCTTCCGAGCATATGGGGAGAGAGATGGATATAGACCTAACCTATACGAGAGAAGGCGGTGAATAAAATTTTGACCGAGTACGACGTGCGAATGATTCGCCGCGCCGTGCAAAAAAGAAACCGCGTTCGTCGAGACCTTTGCAATAAGTCTATAGCGCGGAGGCTGGGTGTTTCAGTGCAAACCGTCCGCAACGTCATCAAGGGCGCTCGTTGGGGCTGGGTCAAATGATCCACTACCACGGCCTGCCGATGACGCCTCTTGCAGACATGGTCCGAGCGCTGACTGCGCGACACGCGATGGTGAGTTTCGAGCACCCTAGTCAAGCAGAGATGGCCGCAGAAATCTGCCAGTCGTTCGTGCTGGACAATGGCGCGTTCAGCGCGTGGAAGCAAGGCAAGGCATACGACTTTGACGGTTATCAAGAGTGGGCCGAGCGATGGATGCGGCACCCGGCGATGGATTGGTGCGTCATCCCAGATCGGATTGATGGTTCAGAATCCGACAATCGCGAGCTCGTGAAAAACTGGCCGCTGCCGCTTGCCGTATCGGTGCCTGTTTGGCACATGCACGAAAGCCTGGAATACCTCGACTTCTTGATGCGATGGCCGCGCATCGCGCTTGGCTCCTCTGGTCAATTTGCGACCGTCGGTGATGATCGGTGGTGGGGCAGAATCGCCGAGGCGATGCGAGTGCTGTGCGACGAGGCCGGGCGCCCGAGGGTCAAGCTGCACGGACTGCGGATGCTAGATCCTGGCGTGTTCAGCAAGTTGCCGCTGTCGTCCGCCGACAGCTGCAACGTCGCACGGAACGCCGGAATCGACCAGAAGTGGCGCGGCCCCTACACCCCGCGCACCCAGTATGGCCGGGCGTTGATTTTGATGGAGCGCATCGAGCACCACGCGAGCTGCGCGTATTGGTCTGCCGATGCGATGGGGGCTTATACGAATTTGGAACTTTTCGGATAAAACACTGCGAACGCATACACACAGGAGCACACACATGAACGAACTCGATGAAGCATCGTGGGAGAGATGGGTCGCCTTCAGGAAGGCCATCCGCAAGCCCATCAAGCCGATCAGCGAACACGCGATGAAGCTCAAGCTCGCTCGGTTCGGCGACGACCAAGCGGCGGTAGTTGACCAGTCGATCGCAAACCAATGGCAAGGGTTGTTCGAAATCAAGAAGGCCGCGCCGCGCCCCGGCGAGAAGGTCGAGAAGACCGACAAGCAGAAAGCCGCCGACATCGCCCGTCACGCCGAACAAGACGAGTGGGCGGCTCGAATCTGGGGCAAGCAGGAGCCGACACCCATCAACCGGCTGAAGCTCTGCGAGGCGTACCTCGCGCGGTTGACCATGCGCGAGCCGGATGCGGACGCGATGGAGCGCGTGAAAGACGCGGCGGCTGCTGCGATCCGTGACGCAGACCCGAAGGAGGTCATCGGCAACCCGCACCTTGCGGGGATGGTGCGGCAGCTGTTCGGCGAGCGCGGTCTTGCGAGGCTGCGGAACCGATGACGCTCTACACGCACTCGGGTGCGCTGCCCGCCCACAGGTACATCTGGGTCGAGCCCAACGCGATCGGCCAGCACGACTGGCTGCGCGGGGTGTGGTTCGGGCTGACCTCGTGGCCGGGACGGGCGTGGGGGTGTCATGTCCTGCTTGAAGGCGGGGCGGTATACCGGAATGTCCCGCTCCACCAGCTCGCGCACCGCAAGACCGACGAGCCTTGGCGAGCGTCAGACGCGCAGACATGGGATGCCTACGGGTGGCAGTTCGCTGCCCTCGAATACCCGTACCTCTCATCGATGAACGCGAGGGTGCGGCTGCAGGATCGGCGCGAGATGGCGGGCGAGTATTGGTTCACGGTGTCGCCGGTCGCCGATGCGTTTTCAGCGGTGCCAGAACAGTCGAAAGAGTTTTACTTCTGCGGGCTGGAGAATGGCCGCATCACCGCGCAGCCGACGAACCATGTGTTGCTTGAGGACAAATCGTTCACTTCAACGCTGGAGTGGCCGAAGTTCCTGCGCCGCCAGACCGACTGGCACAGCGCGGAGGACAACAGCAATGCGTGAGCTTGAGATGGTGTTCCAAGTGGGGATAGCGGTCTGGCTTGCGATGCTGGCCGGTGCGCTCATCCGCATTGTCTGGATCTGCATCGAGGAGGCGAGGCGCAAATAGTGTTGACATCATTTTAAATCGAGATTAGTCTAATTCCGTTCACACACACACAGGAGACGGACATGGAACTCGACGAATGGGACAAGCAATGGCTCGCCCGCCCGCACACTGCGGATGAGTACCGCGCTGAGATCAAGAGCGCCCTGGAGCGTTGCGCGATGTACGCGGCCCGCATCGACCGGCTCGAGGCCGAGCTCGCCAATATCCGCACGGCTGGCTGCGGCTACCCCGACTGCCTGACCGACAACCGTTGCGCCCGGATGTGGGCGGGCGAGTGTTCGGGACCGAAACAGGAGAGGACGATATGAGCATGACCAACGACGGCGGCCCGGCGTTTCCGAGGCACGGATACAACAGCAACGACGGCATGACCCTGCGCGACTGGTTCGCGGGGCAAGCGTTGGCGGGGTTGGTGTCATATGTTGTCAAAGGCGCAACTTTTGAAAATGTTGCCGAGGACGCCTACAAAGCAGCCGACGCCATGCTTCGGGCGCGGGAGGTGAAGCCGTGAGCGACATCACCCTGCCCCGCGCTGTGGTCTGGAGATTACACGCGGCGTTCAGAGACGCGGACAAAACGATTAGGCCAAGCGGCGAGAAATCGGATTACAGCGCCGAAATCGCCGCCCTCGACGCCGCGCTCGCGGAGCCGGAGCCGGAGAGCAAGACCCCCGCATGGTGGATGGATGGACTGACAGTAACCCTGATGCGCGAGGGCGTGAACAAGCACCGCGCTAGAGAGATTGCCATCGGGTATTGGGAAGCGTATTGCCAGATACCGGGGAACGAAGAGGACAAGACATGACCGACAACATCACCCTGCGCCGCGCCGCCGAGCAAGCGCGAAGTGCGCTTAGTGGTTGGGCGAATCACGGGCTGTGGGCATGGCCAGAATCCGCACTTCAAACCTGCAAGCAGAACACGGAGGAAGCCCTCGCAGCCCTCGACGCCGCGCTCGCGGAGCCGGAGCAGAAGCCGGAGCCGGTGGCGTGGTTGCAAGTAGGGGTCGGCGTGAATGACGGCGATTTTATCGCCAGAACGAGCAAGCCGAAACGCTGGAATTCAGAATGGTGGCGATTTGAACCCCTTTACACCCACCCACCCGCCACCGTCGCGGAGCCGGACGCCAAGCGGGAGCCGGTGGCTTTTGCAAAGAACGGCAACTTGTTTTGGTGCGGTGACGCATCCCAAATGCGCGGGGTAGATATAGACCTTTACCTCGCCCCACCGCAGCCGGACGCCAAGCGGGAGCCTGCGACGGATGAGCAGGTGCATAAATGGTATTGGGATAACAATTTGTGGGGGCTGCGGCACGCTGAATTTCGTTACGGTTGGCGCGCCGCCGAGCGGTTCCACGGGATCAGGAAGGAGGACACATGACACGCGAGGAAATTTTACCTTGTCCAATGTGTGGATCATCTGCGCGTTTAGATGCTACTGGTACTATTGAGTGCTACGGCAAAGACTGGCAGACACTTTTCATCGAATGCACTAAAGATAAAGACGAGCATTGTGGAATGGAACTATCTCTGAATGCCGATTTCTGGAACCTGCTTAACGCACAAGACCAATTGATTAAATGTTGGAATGGAGTGGGTAGAAAATGACACGCGAGGACATCACCCGCATGGCGCGGGAGGCGGGCATCTGTATAGCGAACAGCATTTTGCTGCCCGCGCCAAATGGCCAAGTGGAGGCACTCGAACGCTTCGCCGCCCTCGTCGCAGAGGCCGAGCGGGAGGCGATTTGCCCGATTGTTTACGGGCTGTGCATCAGCGACAACAACGCGCAGGAAATCGTCAACGCCATCCGTGCGCGGGGGAGCAAATGAGCGAGCGCATGAGGCTGCTCCGGCTGCTGCGAGAGCGACACGATCTGCTGCGCGACGTGCGCGACGCCCTGCGGCGGCTCGACCCCGCCTGGTGCGTGCTGCACGGGAAGGAGCAGCTGGCCGACGAGGAGCTCGAGGAGCTCATCGGGCGCGTCGAGGATGCCGTGGAGGATGGTGATGGAACGCCCTCCTGACTTCGGCCCGCTGTTCCGGCTGCTGCGGGACGCCGCGATCGTGCTCCTCGGCATCCTGCTGTTTTTCGCCATGCTCGTGGAGGTGATGTCGTGAAGCGCAGTGCAGGCAGGCCCCCATCGGTGACGATGGAGCAGTACCAGCGGGTCCTCGATGTAAAGGCCGCTCGTGCGGCGCTGCCGACGAATAAGGAACTTGCCCGCGAGCTCGGGGTTCCGGTGTCTACCATCATGGGTTTGCTTGGGCGCGGGCTAAAGGCGTACCAACCGAGGAAAGCGAATGGGCGCAAGTCAAAGGCGTAAGGGCGCAGCCGGTGAGAACGAACTCGCCAAGATCCTGAGCGACCAACTCGGCTGGGTGGTCAGGCGCAACATCGGGCAGGCCCGTGACGGCGGGGACGACATCACGACCGGCCAGTTCCGGTGGGAGGTCAAACGCAGGAAGGGCATCGCGGTCCACGAATGGGTCGAGCAGGCCGTCCGTGCGTCTGGCCCCGGCGACATCCCGGTGGTGGCCTGCCGGGGTGACGGGAAGGGGTGGCTCGTGGTGATGCGCCTCGAGGACGCCCTGCCGCTGATCCGTGGCGAGTTGCCGCAGCGGTAGCCGGGGGGTTAGACTTGGGGCATGACCGAGACTGAGCGGAAGCCTTGCCTCAACTGCAACAGCAGCGGCTGGGTGGCCGATTGGTCTGGCGGGTGGGTGCGGTGTCCCGACTGTGAGCCGCCGCCCCCGCCGAAGGTCGAGGTCGAGTTCGTGCGTGGCGCGAAGGTCCGGCGCAAGCCGAAACTGCCCGAAGCAGCGTGAGGTAACGAGATGCCTGGTCCCGGTTTATACGCAAACATCAACGCTAAACGCGAGCGCATCAAGGCCGGTAGCGGCGAGAAGATGCGCAAGCCCGGCAGCAAGGGTGCGCCGACTGCGAAAGCGTTTCGCGAATCCATCAAGACCGCGCTCAAGCGGAAGTGAAGGCGCAGCTGCTCGGAGATAACGGCGACCAGGAAGGCGAGGATCTGTTCGGCTTTCGTCGCCGGAGAGGTGGTGCAATTCTGGGAGGAGCCGTCGGCAGGGTGCCAAGACTTTCGCCGAGGGCTACCGCCGGTGTCGCCGCTGCTGGACTCGGTGGCCCGACACCTACGCCGGTACCGGGTGGCCCGGGTGGTAGACCGCAGGAGCCGAGAGACGTGAACCTCGTATGAAGACCGCCGCATGGCAGCGCAAGGCAGGGCAGAACCCGAAGGGCGGTCTGAACGAGGCCGGTCGCCGCTCTGCCAAGGCCGAGGGGATGAACCTCAAGGCCCCGGTCAAGTCAGGGGACAACCCGAGACGCGCCAGTTTCCTTGCCCGGATGGGCAACGCTCCCGGCCCGATGGTCGGGAAGGACGGCAAGCCGACACGCCTCGCCCTCGCCCTGAAGGCATGGGGTGCGAACTCGAAGGAAGACGCTAGGGCGAAGGCCCGGGCGATCAGCAACCGCAACAAGGGGAAGTGACCATGCCGCTCAAGAAGGGATACAGCCAGAAGACCATCTCGCGCAACATCTCAGCCGAAGTCCGCGCCGGTCGCCCGCAGAAGCAAGCCGTGGCGATCGCCATGAGCACGGCTCGCAAGGCAGCCAAGAGCGCCGGTAAGGGAATGGCAGCACGCAAGCTGATGGCGAAGTGATGCCGGACAGAGCAGAACAGGTCAAGGCAGTCCTCGCGCTCGTCGAGGACGGCATGTCGGAGAACGCCGCCTGTCTACAGGTCGGCATCAATCGGGCAACCTTCCGAGCAGCGGCGTTGAAGGTCACGGCTGGTGACAATTACGCGCGCGCATTGGAAGCACTCGCTCAGGATCAGGTCGAGAAGGCCGAGCAGGTCATCGAGGACATGCGGAACGGGGTCATCGATGCCCAGCAAGCGCGGGTCGAGCTCGACGCCCGCAAGTGGTTTGCCTCCAAGTTCCTGCCCAAGCGGTACGGGGACAAGGCCGAGGTCGAGCACTCGGGTAACGTCGGCCTGACGGTCAATGTCGTGCGGATGACGGATGCCGACAGTAACGCTGCCGGCTAATGGCTGGCGACCGCGCCCATACCAGATGCCGGCGTGGGCCGCGCTCGAGGGCGGCTGCAAGCGGTTGGCCCTTTCTTGGCACCGAAGATCGGGGAAGGATGACCTGAGCCTTCACTGGGCTGCTGTGTCGGCCATGCAGCGGGTGGGCGGCATCTGGCACATGCTTCCCCAGGCGAACCAGTCCCGTAAGGCTATCTGGGATGCGGTGGACCCGCATACCGGGCGGCGGCGCATCGACGCTGCATTCCCGCCCGAGCTTCGAGAATCGACCCGCGAACAGGACATGTTCATCCGGTTCAAGAACGGCTCGACTTGGCAGGTCGTGGGCTCGGACAACTACAACAGCCTGATCGGTTCCCCGCCCATGGGGGTGGTGTTCTCCGAGTACGCGCTCG